ATGAGTTACACCACCATTAAACACTAATCTAAATGCAGCATCAGTATCTAATGGATTCTTCAAGTTGAATTTGTGACTTGATGCAGTTCCCCCTACAAATGGGTACAACGCTTTCATCTTTGTCCATACTCCGTAACCTTTTAAATCAGTCACAAGCGTGTTAATAGCACTCTGTTGTGTAGGGTCTGTTATTGATGCCGCTGTAATGAATGCTTGTGCATCAGGGTCGACAGCAGGAGCAGGAGAATATGTTCCTCCTAAATAAATACTATTTCCTCCTCCAAGAACAACTTGCATATTAATTAGTTATTTATTTCATATTTAGGCAACTCTACGTCATTAACCCAAAGGATTATTTCTTCGTCTGTCCATGTGTCCGCATAGGTAAATCCTTGGAAGTTAACGCCAAATTCTGCGCTGTCAGTAGTCAACACTACATCAACACTACAAGTCTTTAAGTTAATTGCATCTGCTACGTTTACTACCTCTACTGTTGGGTTAGTAATTTCTACGTTAAACTGTTCAAATTTATAAGTTGCCATGTTTTATTATGTTAATGTTGTTCCTGTTACTGTGAAAGTTCTAACTGCCATTCCAAAAGAAGAATTTGCCTTTGCATCTGCTAACACTTGCCCCCCTCCTAATAATATCTTCATTGCTAAAGTTGTTGATTGATAAGTTGTAGACGTTTGTATATATATAGAAGATGAAATACTAAACGGAGCATAATCATATCTTCCTGTAAGAGTTGGTTCCCAATTACATATATTCATACATTCATTCATATTAAACAATCTCCACCCACTTGTAAATGTACCAATAGATAAAGCCAAACAAGCATCAATTTGTGATGTCCAAGGGTTGTTAGGCATTAAATTTCTATAATATCCCAAAACATTACTACCATTATAAGTACTCCAATCAATTATAATGTTATACGAATAAGTTTGTCCTCCTAACTCATCTGTAAATCTGTCAATGTTACCGAATGGATTGTTTGATTCAAGTCTAAAAAAGTTAGTTTCTCTACCAGCTTGTATATTTCCATCATCTCCTGTACGGTAAGATGTGGTTTGCCCTGTCTTTATTAAGGTTGCTCCTACTGGTGCAGGCGTCCCACCAGTTTTAGCTAACTGTATTGTGGTTGCCATGATTAAGAAACAAATATGATTATAAACTCAGTACTCGTTGCGTTATAAGCAAATGATGTAAAGTAATTATTTAAAGCATCAGCAGAGAAATTTAATACTTCTCCTGGCTTAATAGTAGCGCCTAATACTGTTCCATCTGCTGCACCTACGTTAGCTACTGATACAGAGTAAAAAATAGCAGCAACTGTATTAACATTTCCTGCTCCTGTAGGCCTAATGATACCTGGAGTTCTAGCTACACCTGTAGTAGGTGCTAATGAGTTTACTTTAACTAACAACTCTTCTTGACCTGTTACTTGTGCTTGTGTATTATTATGACCAACTATGGCGGTTTGTAATTGTGGCATGATGATATATTTTAATTTTTAGAATAAAGTTTTGTTAACCAATCTTTTATATTATCAAATACGATCATACTTACTGTAGTATCTTCGCAACTAAATAAAAGAATTCCTTTATTAGTTCCAACTAAAGCTTGTGTTTCAGATAAAATAGAATAATCAACTAGTTCTCCAGCATTATTTTCAAATTTAGAAAATAAGTATTCACTTTCTTTAAAAGTAAATTTCTTTTTACTAATACTTAAATTTTCCATAATAAATTATATTAAAGTTTTTTGCGTATATGCTATTGCTCTATGCATAGTTGTGTTACTTATATTATCTGCTGCTGTATGATTCATAGCAAAAATAATATATACATCTCCGTAAGCATTAGGAAAAATTGCTCCTGATGAAGGAGTAGTAATATCAGTAGATCCTAAACTAGCTGGAGTCGGGTGAACTAAAACTTCTCCGTTTCTAAATACTAAACTTCTAGATATTTTACCGTAAGTATCATTAGCAGTAAAATTTAGCATTGTAGCTAATAAAGCTGCTCCTGATAAACTTAAAGAAGTATTTGCGTAAATCATAAGTTGTACTGTAGCTGATCCTGCTTTTCTATACCCTCCACATAAAATATCTAATACACAATTATTTAAATCTATAGAACCAGCTGGTATTACAAAATGACTTGCAATTTTTATTCCTATAGGACCGCTTAATTCTGGGCTATTTAATGCAGTAGCACTTACTAAAGTAATTCCTGTATCATCGTCTTGAGGTGTATCCGTCTCTAAAGCTTTAACAATACCATATTTGTCTTTAAACGAAAGTTTATTAGTATTCTTATCAAAGAATATTTCATTAATGCCTGCTTCTTGTCCTGATTTAACTTCGTAGTTCATAACTAGCAATTTAAAAGTTTTTTAATTTGATTATATGTCAAAGAGTTGTAGTCTGTTGTATTATTAGCTATATCTCTTGTATCGTAACAATTTAATATTTCTAAAGCTCTACGTTTGTTTTTAAGTTCGTCTAGTTGTTCGCAACAATTAGCAGCTCCAAATTGTAGCGCTTGTAAATATTTAAAAACACATTGAGCAAATTCGCATTGTTTATTCCATACTAAAATGTCAAAACAAGCTTTATTTTCTCTATTGCTTTCTGATATTGTAGAAATATATTCCACTATTATCCTATTTTATCAATAATTATTACTCCCATTTCTAACCATTGTACTTCTGGTTCTGTAGCAGATCCTTCTAATTTTATTATATCTCCTGGTACAAGGTCTACTTGGTAGTTTAATGCTATTCCTTCTATAGCTTCATTAATAGAAACACGAGTTGTTCTAAAAATAGGATGGTAAGTAGCATTAATTTTAAGTTTTACAATAATGTCTGCTGTTCCTCCTGGTACATCATACGCGGCTGCTTGTGCAGTGTACAATATTCTATATTTTCCTCCACCTCCTGCAGGCACTGTGTAAGTTGTACTAGGAATTGTTACTGGAGCATCTAAAGGTCCTGTAGAGCCTTCTCCTAAAACATTTTGTGCATAAAACACATTTAAAGGTCCTATACTTGGGCTAGTATATGTGTCTCCATTTGTATATAATACAGTAATATTTTGAACAACTGTATTATAAGTAATAGATACGATACCTACTCCATCATTTCCTGATAGTAGTGTTATTCCTTTACAATCTTTGCAATTGCACATTGTATTTTAAATTTAGTAGTTAACAACCTCCACAACCGCAGCCTTTACAACCTACAATTGTTTCACAATATTTTCCAGCTGCTTCTATAATAGCAGTAGCAGTGTCAAAGTCTCCACATGAAAATGCGGACTGAATTCCGTAGATAAATATTTCCATTTGATCTACTTGTTCTTTTAATGTTTTTACTGTAATTGAATCACAAGCATTAATTAGATCTACTACAAGATGATCTTTACAATTGCAAATATTACAGATAAATAATTGGTAAGTTTTATCGTTTTCGTACAACTCTGTACTGTCATATACAGAATATACTATTTGATATATGCCGTCTGATTGATTCCAAGTTTCATCTTCAAGAGCAGTAAAAGGAAAAGGTGTTGGGTCTCCTGGTTGACTAGCATAAACATCAATTGAGGAATCTTTAAAAATAAACTGATTTAACGGAGCAGTTCCTATAATCGTAATAGGCCCTACAGTTTGAGAAATGTTAATTTGATATGTTCCTCCGTTATTAGTTCCTGTACCTGTTAATAGTGCAGTAATCATTGTACCAGGTACTACTCCTGGACCTGTAAGATATTGCCCTACAGCAAATGTTCCTGATAAATGTAATGTGTCTGTAAATACAGTTCCTAAAATGCTTCCAGTAGAAGCAGCATTTTGAGTTGGAGTATATGTAAAAGGATATACATTAACCCATGAATATACTACATCATCTGTATCAATATTTGGAGTTCCCCATCCTGTTGGATTATCATCAACATGATAAATTCCTGTATTTTCTGTAAGAGTTACTAGATTACATTTATTACTTAGGGATAAAGATACTTTAGGAACTAATGCCATTATTTAAGAGTTTGATCAAAGATAATTAAAAAAATAGTAGCCCGCCACTTTAGACAGCAAATTGTGGCGAGCTACTGAGGGTTGGAGAATTACTGATTAAAGTCTGATGCAGTAAGTCCTAATGCTTGGACAAACGTTTCACCATTATTATCTGGAGTTGTAGCAAGGATACCAGAACCTGCATTATCTGCAAGGTTAAGATATACAATCACATTACCTTTACCTCCGTCCATAGATACTAGACCAGAAATACTTTCTTCCCAAGCAATATTCAAAGAAGAATATTTAGAAGTAAGATCAGTATTTCCACCGATACCAGGGATTTTAACTGTTTGGTCTCTTGGAATAGAAGGAACAGCCAATTGGTTGTTTTCTCCTTCGTAACCATAAGAAAGGTACTCATCCATTGCAACTTGTTGCCATACTCCGTTACCGTTAAACGCACCTTGTAGGTGAGTAATAGGTGTATTTGTATCAGAGAAAGAAACAGTGAAACGGTTAGCGTAGTAATCTCTCCACTGATTTACATCAAATGGATCTACATTACCAGTCATTCGTACACCAAAAGCCGCAGTTGCTGCAGTTGCTGCAGTAATACGTCGCACGTTAGCAATTGCATATGTACCAGATACTCCTGTAAATGGAGAGTCTAATACAATAGAAACACTTGCTGTGTAAGCATTTACTTTATAAACAGCATTAGTAAGACCTGCACCTTCTAAACGAATGTAATCACCTACAGCTACGTTAGTTAAAGTACCGTTGATAGCTACTGAAAGAGATCCATTTACTGCAGTAAATGTAGTAGTTGTTCCTGTAGGAACTGCACCTGCATCATTACAAAGAGCTTCAAAACGTAAGTATTGATTAGCTGGCTCACTCTTAAAGTTAAGGTATCCATTCTTAACTAACATAGAAGCTAGTTCTGCTTGAGTACCTGTAGCATCTGTACGTACAGGACCTGCAAACAAGCTGAAAGGTTGAGAGCGGTTAGCAGCATCATTATCACGCTTACGGATTTTGATGAAGAAATTAGTGTTGTTTGCTACAGGCAAAGCTCCTGTTGTTCCGTTGAAACCAACTGCAGTTGCTTGTTGTTGTGCAGGTTTAAATTTAGAAATACTCAATTTAACTTTTCCTTTAGTTAAAATAGGAGATTTCATTAATGGTTGAGTAATTCCTCGTCCTTGAATAACAAAGAATTGTCCATCAGAAGGCAATGCAACATATGCAGCATTATCCATTCGTCGAAGCCCTGCATCAGTAAGAACTACTGCATTTGCTGGTAAGTTTGCGCTTGTTATTACTGTACCTACTGCAGGTAAAGTAGAACTTGCTACGGTTACGTCACTTAGTACTACACTAAATACGTTGTTTGCTTTTCTTAACATTTGTTTTTGTTTTTATAATTAATAATTTATTTATTCGAGCTCTTTAAATTGCTCAATGTTTTGTAATCTTTGTTCTCTAACTCTATCAGACATTAAACTGAATGCTATGTCAACTATAACTACGTGAGTAGATGTATCTAACTCTGAGTTTCTCTGGTTTGCAACAGTTGTCCTGTTTACTACAATATTTTGAGGTGTTTTTAAATATCTCATATGATAAGTAAGGATATTAAAAGTACCGTCTGTAAATAACTCATGGCGTTTTGCAGTTGCAGGGTTTGCTGGATTAATACCTGAAGTAAATCTAGAAAACTCTGTACGCCATACTCTACAATCACCATATGGTTTATAGAATGGCTTTTTGTATTTACTCCAATTAAATCTTTGCATTTCATTATGAGCAATATCTACTACATAAGCAATGATTGGAGTATTTTCTGTGCCACATTCTATTTTATCTGTCACAACTTCTTCATAGATTGTGTACATATGGTTACTCGGTAAATCAAAGAACTTCCCTGTTACATTATTATTTACAATAATCCCAGCTTGAGAAGCTGATGGAGGCAAAGATGGAGCATCTTGAACTAATGCTCCTAATCCTTGATTCCTTATTTCTATTTCTTCAAAACCTTTACCTTTTCGGTTATTGATTTCGTCGTAATATTTTTTGACATACAAATTTTGGGCTTCTGTAAGAACAGAGGACAATTCAAAGTCTTCATATCCTGGAGAACCAAAACTACTAGATCTATCTAGTTTTAGTTCTAACTCGTCCGCCATTTCGTTTGCAGTCATAGTTTATTTTATTTTTTTGCCAATTCAATTTTGGCTTTAATTCTTAATTTAACTTCTTGGTTGTCAGGATTAGAAAGATACATAATTGTATCTGACAAATCTCCTAATTCCGCACCGTTGTCAAGAGTATATCGTTTTTCTCCTTTACGGATAATTGCTCCTGCTTCGATTGCTTCTTGTACAAAGATACGCTCATTGTATTGTGGATGATTAACAATTTCCAAGAAATAACTTGGATTACTGTCCACAATAGATAGTACTTCGCTCTTTAACCAATTTTCATCTTTAAGAGCAGTAGCTGGTATAGCTCTACCAAGTGATTTAATAAATCCAATAGTTGCTGTTCGGCTGTTTGTAATCTCTGCGTATTTAAGATATGCTTGAGATTTAATCTCTGCTTCTTCAAGTTTTTTGACTGTTACTTTAGATTCGTCAACAATCATAAACTCGTAAGTAGCTTTTAGTACTCTTTCATCATAAGACGGAGCTACTAGCATTTTATTAGAAATTAAAATCAAATATTTTAACATATCCAAAGGTTGATTTAAATTTAAAGTCGTACCTTCTTTAGTTAAAATTACTCTACCACGACGATCTGTTCTCCAGAAGTTTTCATCGTTTGGTAAAGTAGGATTTAAATCTACTCCTAATTCTTTTTCAAAGAACTCTTTTTGTGTCATCCCGTTTGGATAACTTTCTTTATACTTTTCAATTAATACTCGATTATAATCATCTAGTATTACTTTAACTCCTCCTCCGTTGTTTACACTGTTCAACGGAACTTGGTAGCTACGTTTTACTTTGTTTAACAAGAACGGATCTTTTGCTCGATCTTGTCCTTGTACTAATAAGTTACTCCATTTCCCTGATGATTCTACTGGTTTTACAGAAACTATTCTGTTTTGTAAAAATGTCCCGTAAATCGGTTTTACTATTTCTTTTTCTGCTGTCTTCATTTTTGCTGTCAATTAATTCTCTTATTTAAAAATGCCTCTCTGGGGCTTTCACCTCCCAGAGAGAACATTTTGTTTATTTATTAGCGAGATACGTTCAAACGTAAATCAACTACTTTAGTAGGATCTTCGATCATCATACCTCCCCATTTTTGGAAATGTACTTCATAACCGTCTACACGAGAAGCTACCATTTTTGGTGAACCTTTTCCTGCAGGAGAGAATGGATCACGCATACCAGGGATGTACGCCCAGTTGTAATCAGGAACTCCTTTAGGTTTAACTCGGTAGATACCAGCGTTATCACCATAATCAAGAGCTAAGATACGGTGAGATTCTACGATACCTTTTCCATCTGGGTGACGTTGTGGGAAGTAAACATCATCATCAAAGAAATCAAGGATTTCAACTTTGATAACAACACCGTTGTACCACTCATAAACGTTCCATTGTGGTTCCATTAAGAACTTAGTGTTTTTACCACCAAGGTTTCCTGGATCAGAATTACCCATCAAGAATTTATCAGAGATTACAGTAAATTTACCTGTACCTGATTTAGCTTGAATTTGCTTAGAGATTTCGATAGCACCGAATTCACCTGTTAGCAAGTGGATAACACGTTTTCCACGCTCAATTTTACCAACTCCCATATCGAGTAGTAACTCTAAATGCCAATCTAAATCGTAAGAGTTGTAGTAGTGAACGTTAGATGGAGCAACTTGCTCAAAGAAACCAGCACCTGATTCAACAGCATACTTAGTCTTGTCATCTTTGTTCAAATACTTATGATCTGCAGTCCAGTTTTTCTTACCGTACATCAACATACGAGCAAACATTTCTTCACACTGGTGGTGAGCAACCATATCTTGGTAGTTAATCCAGATAGATTCTGTTTGTCCTTTGTAAGCAAAACCAAACTCTAATGGTTCGTTTTTACCTTTGTTGATTGTGTTACCTGCTACTTCATACTCCATACGTAGTGTAGAAGGACGGTTTTCCATTCTCCAAGGAGAAGTGAAATACGGCTTCGCACCTTGGTAAGAAAGTGTTGAAGGAGACAAAGAGTAAAACTTAGACCAACGAGTACCGATAGCTAACTCCTCAGAAGGAACTGTTTTGTTTGCATTATCAGTTACAAGTTCTACTTCAACTTTGTAACGAGAGCCAGCATCCATTGCTTTTTTAACCAATAAATGATAGTCATCAACTTCTCCACGAAGAACGTTAGTTTCTTCAAAAAGTGGTTCGTCAAAGATTAAGTAGAAACGCTCTCCGTTAGCACCAATGTTTGCTGGGAAAGTACCTGCAGAAATAGTAAGACCGTTGATTGTTTCAGCGTCTACTAGCGGCAAGTTTTTGTCATGTTGCCCTTGAAGCAACCAGTTGTAGAAACCATTTTCTTGTTCTACTTCTTTAACAGGGAAACGATCTACGAATTCACGTAGTTTACCTTGAAGATTAGTCTTGTAGATTTCTTTAATCACATTGCTAATCAACTGAGGCTTTTGTTGGTACAAAGAATGGAAGTGGTTGTCAGTAACCAAACCATTGTAATCTTTAGCTTCGTACCTTTGTAATGGAAGTAATTGAGCCATTGTTTGTTTTAATTAACTTGTTAAACGGTATATATTTATTTATTTCACTTTAAATGCTTTGTCAAGCATATTTAAAATCCCTTCTGTCTTCTTAGAAGATTCAACAGATGTATTTCTGCCTACTCCTCTTTGATCTTCTGCAGCAATAACTTTATCTAATTCATTAATTGCTGCTGTTTTTGCTACTGATTTTAGTTTACTAATATCTGGTTTAAACTTACCTGCTTTATCGATATTAAATAAGCCTAAAGTATCGTAATAGTTTATAAGCATTTCAAATTCTACAGGATTCTTTGCTTGCTTATAAGATAAACTGTTATATTCTCTTCCTGTTTTTTGATCTTTGTAAACAGGATTAATAATATTAGATTTTAATTTATCTTTAGATATTTTATTAAGATTTAAACCATCTATAAAAGCATCTCGAGAATCTATGTTAGAAAGCAACTGTTCAAAAGCTTTAGTCTGTGCTTCTTGTTGAGCTTTTGTTTGTTGTATCTTTTGCATTCTAGATTGCTCCACTACTTCATTTGCATAGTTTCGCAATTCTGGAACAGCTTTAATTGCTTTATCTTTTAGTTTTCCTATTGCAACCGCATCTTCTATAGCTTCGATTGCTTCGCTGTCTGAAAAATTTTTTGCCTTTAGCTGCTCAAAATAAATTTGTTTAGCTAGGTTTTCATCAGCTTCGATATCTTCTTCAGTAACATTGTCAAAGAACTCAAGTTTTTGTGCCATCTCTATGGCGTAACCTGCTTCGTCAAAAGCATCTTCTATTTCTAGAAATCTTTTCTTTTCAGGAGATAAACTGTTTTTCCAGTTTTGCTCCTTATGTTTAAAATGCGTATCTACTGTTTTATTTACAAGTTGTTTGATAGCATCTAGTGATCCAGGAAGTTCTTCTAATTCTGCTTCTTCTGCAGTAATTACTCCTTCTTTTACTAGCTCTTTCATCAAAGCTTTGTAAATAGTAGAGCTCCTATCCTCGTTTGAATCTGAGCTTTCTATTGTCTCTGTAGTCTCTCTAATCACTGGTGCTGGACGATTGTCGTCATCACCGCTTTCCGCTGCTACAGGTACTATTTCAAATTCTGGTGTTTCTCCTGCACCTTCGTTTGAAATTGGTTCCTCGCCTTTTTCTGCTGCTACTGCTGTATTGAGCTCTGCAGCTGACATTATTTGAAGTCCTTCAAATAAATCGTCGTTTTCTGTACTCATTTGCTGTCTTTATTAGTTTACAATATTAAAATTATTTTTATAGATAGTTTTAATTTTATTTATTAAAAATATATCTACTATAGCTTTATTTAGTTTCTTTTGCTTTTTGTGCGTCTTGTTGTTTTTTTAACCCAAGAGCTTCTCTTTGAATTTCTTCTTTTGCTAAATTAGATCTAGTTGTTTCTGCTAATTTTTCTTCAGAAATTCTAATTTGCTCTTTTTTGTGATTTTCATCAACATCTGTACGACGTAAATCTAAGAAATCGTCTATACCGTTTTTATCAGTATCTACTCTATCCATTTGTTTACCTGTCTCTGATAGAACCATTCTATCAGCTGCGGATGCTTCACGTAATCCTGCAATTTGTAAATTAGCTTCTATTTGCTCACGTTTAATAGCAATCTCGTCTTCATGTTTTTTCATCTCAAACATTTGTTTAGATTGCTCTATTTGAGAACGGCTTTGTAATTCTTGTTGTTGAAGTTCTAACTGTTGCTGTTTAAGAGCATCATTTTCTTCTTTAATTTTTCTAGCAGATTCTTCAAGACGTTTAGAAATTTCTTGTACAGATTCTGATTGTGTAATAGCAATAAGATCTGAAATAGTAGCTTGACCGTTTTGTATAGCTGCTTGTGAGAGAGCTCGTAGATCGTTGTATAACTGAGTGTCATTAGTAGAGTTAGATACGTGGATATCATACTCTGACATTACGAATTCATCAAACTTAGACACCATTTGTAATCCTAGATCGTCTAATAAATACTGACCCTTTTTAGGGTTTTTCTTATAAGCGTATTTACAACATTCTAAGAATTTAGTAAGAACTCGTTTTCTAAAATTAGCGTCTATTGCAAACCATTTTTCTGTAATATGGGATGTTTGAGATACTTCTAACTCTGTACTTCCTACTGGTTGTCGATTGCTTATTTGTCCTTCTCTTGCTCCTGATACTCCAGAAAGTTTTCCTAAAGTATTTTCAATATCAACAAGTAAGTTAGTGTACATACCTATTGCGTTAGGGTCGCCTATATTAACTTGAGTAGCAGTAAGAGTATTAAATGCGCCTGCAGATTTTCCTTGTGAAGGTCCTTTAAGGATCTCATTTGTTGGATCTAACCAAGCAAACTTGTTTACTGTTACATAACGCATCCATTCTTTTGGATCCCATCCTGACGGAATTAAAGAAGAGTTAATTGCTGTAAAAGATCCTTTGTATGTAGCGATTTCTAATTCACGTTTGTAGTATGCTATATCGTAAGAATATGCAAGAGGTTTCATAACGTCCATCAATGATTGTACCTTATAATCATTGGTTGAGTTAACAGATCCTACATATGGAGGAGTTCCTTTAGATTTATTTATAAGAGATTTGCTTGCATACGGTACAGGGCGCATTAATGTATAAATATGGTCAGCAATTTTTGTACCTTCCATCCACTCATTTACCCATATCCATTTTACAGTTTCTCCTAATTCTTTTTGAACTTTGTAATCTTCAGGAACCCAGTCTTTTTGTTCTTGGCCGTCTTCATCAAAATAAGTAAGTTCGCCTATCTTTCTTCTAGATCTCCAACATACTTTAAGTACTCTAACATTTCCATAGGTATCAAATGCACCTGCAAAAGTTCTTGTACCCATCTCGTTAGGATGGAAGATTGATAGAGCTCCTTGTTCACCATAGTAATCGTAAACAGAAATATCACGGTTAAGACCGATACCCCCGCCTCCCATAGAAGCATCTACTTTCCCTGATTCTAAAAAGTCTATGTCGTCTGGTGAAAGGTCTTCCCAGTAATCATCTATTACTTGTCCTACTGATCTATATCCGTATTCGACAATAATATCTGCATCTTCTATATACATAGAGTTACCTCCCATTGTATAAAGATTCATAGGATTTACTCGTCTCATTACAGGGTTACCACCAAGTACTCCACAGTACATGATTTCTTCACCCCCAACTAATAAATCTTCAAACGTGCGTAAGAATAAAAAGTCAAAATCTCCTTCTTTGTATTCTTTCTTTAGAATTTTATTTGCAGTAATCTCTGCAATATCTTGAAATTCGTAAGTTTGCCAACGAGTAAGTTTTTCTAATCTCTTTTGTATCTCTTCTTGAGAAATAGAAGTAGTGTTGATAATACCTACAAGCTCTTGACGAATTTGCTCCATTAACATTTCTTCTTTACGAGAAATACCGTCTGTGTCGTTAGCAGAAATATAAGCTTTAAATTCTTTTTTGCGTTTAGAGTATTCTCCTAAAAGTAAATTGATCTTAGAGTTTTCTATGCCTACGTGCTGAAAGCTTGCTGGTAAAGATTCTAAATCTAAGTTGTCAGGATTAATATATCTTTCAAAATCCTTTACGTTGATTATATTAGATCTAAGGTTATAGTTGGTTTTTTTATTCTTAAAGTTAGATCTAAGATTTACATCAGAGGTAAGTAAGTGCTCTGCAAAGTCTATATTTTTCTTGAACCAATTATCGTCCTTTTTGCTATCAGGAAGTTTTTGTCTAGGGAAACTAATATATCCCTGCATTTTTACTGGTGAAGATTGACTCATAGTAATAATTTATTTAAGATACAAATCTATGAATAAAAATTATTATTTATAGTACCTATTGGTTTTTTCTTTAAAAGGCCCATTTCTGCAAAATAATCATTATCTAAGAAAGTCTTAACTTGATTTATTTTTTCTGTTTGTTCTTTTACCATTGTAGAGTCTAACCACATTAACATACCTAGGGCGCTTACTCTATCAAAGTTTCCTTGAGGATTCCACATAATTAATTCTGTTAGTGCAGCAGAAGAATATATAGTTTCATAGACGCGTGTCTCGGAAGTTTCTGATATTCTTTCTTGTAACCAGGATTTAATCATATTACGTGCTTCAGAGTTAACAACACTAGATGCGTTAATACCTTTAGATGTGTTAGTACCTGCTTTATATGTATCTGTTGATCGTAATTGATAAGGTGTGTCAGCTAAAAGATACGTACACTTATGTTGATCAAAGTGGTTATAAAGTCCTATGAGGTTTTTCTCATACATTCCTACTGCGTTATAGTATAATAACAACTTTCTACATACTTCATAGAAATCTTTAGCTTCAGATGTCCTACCTGTATACTCGGCTACTATTTGTCTAGTGTAACGATTCATTACAAATATACTTGGCAAGGAATCAGTAGTAGATTTATCTTTATCGACGACGTCAATTCCTGCAATGTATGTTCCTCTAGGAATTACTCCTTCTGAGTTTTTTTGTGGCTTTACCCAAAGTTCTATACATCCTCTTTTATCATCGTTACGATTAAGTGGGAATTTTCTTATCGGCATTGCATCTTGTTCTGTGTAGAATTCTGGCTCTCCTTTTTCATTAAAACTAATATGTCCTTTAAAGCTAGCTTCCATGTATTTTCTAAACTTTCCTCCTTCTACTTCAGCAAGTTGTTCTTTAAGTTGTAAAGTTGGGAAGAATGCGCCTTCAAGAACTAAGAATGCTTCTGACGGAACCATTGGTCCATTGATAATCTCTGTCTGGTATACGGTAGGATCAGGAGATTTCTTGGCTATCTGCCGTTTGTTTTCAATAAATATTCTAGCTAGCTCATCGTTGGTGTCAAAGTTGGGTTTGTCTTTAAACTCATTCATTGTCTTAGAATAGGGCACAAAGTATCCTATCTTTCCACGATGTTCAAATATATCTTCAAATTCTATACAGTTGTAATCATTAGGATTCCTAAAGATAGTTTCTGCATATAAAGCCGCACGACCAGAGACAAGTCCTCCTGTTCCTAGTGCCCATATAACTAGATTTTTCTTTGCCTTAGATGCTTGAATAGCCTCAATGGCTCCCCAAGATTCTTTGATATTATACATGAAACCTACCTCATCTAATGCTACTAAGTTAGCACGAGTACCATTGGCTGCTAGCGGGTTGTCTTTAAATGTTCTATGGTAAAGTTTTGATTTAGAAATAGTAGAAGTGATATACTTGTTAGGTTGCATAGAGCCTGAAAAGTTTACTGCTAATGGCGAAGGGTACTCTTCGTCTCCCATTATAAATCCTCCAGGTAATAATTCAAATGCTGTTTTTACTTTAGCAATAAGTGGTTCTGTATATTTAGTATCAATTGCACCTACGATACCTTCTGATGAAATGTACTCCTTTCTTTTTCTTCTTTCCAAGTAATCATCATAATCTGTTGCTCCGTCAAATAAAAAGTTGTGAGCTAAGATTGCAGAAGTCGAGTAACTTTTTCCTGATCCCCGCGCTTGGATACTCATAAAATGTTTAGCAGAGTTTTTATATAGCGGCTTGCCCAAAGATTTACCATGGTTTTTTCTAAGGTAATCTCTAGCTGGAATATAAGTAAGTTTATTAGCTTCAGCTTCTGTGATTCTTTTAAGTTTGATAGCTAATTCTTTTTCAGGACCGTACTTTCTGTCGCAAGTAAATTGCTTATCATCTGAAAATCCTGAGAATCCACGGCATTCTTCATAAAGAAAAAATAATTCCCAATCTATGTCTCGTAAGAATGGCAAACCAAATGCTTGCGCTACAGAAGTATCGTCCTCAAATTGGATATTATGGAAGTTGATATAATAGTACAATGGACCAGGCATCCATTTACCAGAGCTCCAGTATCCTTCTATGCACTTACGTTTTTCTTCTTTCCAAAAAGAAATTCTTTCATAGTATTCTAACTCTGGATGAAAGTCAGGAACAGAATTTAATCTAAAATTAGAATTGTTTACTATCATAGTATTATATTATACTCGGCCATTTATCTGCAGGACAAGAAGATTTCATAGATCTTGTTTTAAATTCTAAAGAACATCCACAAATATTACAACACTCTGAAACAAACTTTGCACAATCTGTAGACAAACTAGGACATTCTTTACAAATAGAATATCTTAAGTTAGCTACATCTTCAACTGCTTGTTTTTTAATTATAGAATTACTTACTCCTTCTATAATTTCTTTTTTATTTTTCCAAATGGTTTTTAAATCTGGTATCATATTTCTCCTGAATCTGATAGTGATGCAATGTGTTTGCCTTTCTTAGTTGTCTTTTCCTCTTCGTAGTCTTTTTTAATTTTTTTATAATCTTCAAACATCTTAGGAGTATTACTTAGCATCTTGTCTAGTTTAACAAGCTCGTCAGTGTCAGAGTTTGTTATGGCTAATCTGTAAAGCTCTTTTAAAGAGTTATCCCTCATTACCATAATCTCGTTCCAATTAACTAATGCGCGTTCAACATCTGAAAGTACTAAATTTTTATAAGCATCTATAATATTCTGGACACTTGCCCATTTAAATTTTGCCTCTTTTATAAAATCTTTTGCAAGGATTTCTAACTTACTAGGATAATTAAAAAATTTAGACTCAGGATTAAAAGCATAAAAAATAGCCCAAAGTATCTTTGAGCTGTATGTTTTGTTTTTCGACGTGTCTTTAGAATAAAACTCATTAAATTCTTCTAAGATTAGTAACTCAGGATTTACTGTCCAAAAACTATTTTCGTGCTGCGCTTTCATTTTGATGCTTTTTTACTTTTTCCCACACTTCTCCGTAAGAAAGAGTTGTTATAAACTCTTGTCCATTAGAATATATAACGCTAGTATTTGGCGTTTCTCCTGGCGAGACTGCATTAATTGTTAAAAACGTTGTAGGTCTTACAGAGTTATCTGGATAAGTTATTTCAAATGTTATGTTCATGACTTGTAATTTTCTTTTTTAAGTTAGTATTACTATGATGTATTACTCGTTTACTAGGAAAAAATTTACCAAAGTTATCAATGTGAATTACTGGAAAATTTTCTATGTCGTACAGTTCTTCTAGATTCTTTTTGTTTTCTTTTCCTATAACATCAGCTATTTTAGCGCCAAACAATCTCCATATTTCTTCCGCCTGCATAAGAGTTAAACCGTGACGTTTAGCAATAGTGCTAATTATTTCTTTTTGTTTATTCATCAGGAAGAGTTAGAGTAATACCAAAATCTTCTTCTTCTATTACTGGTGCTTTGGAAGCATCTATATCTCTACTTGCATTTACCGCTGCTTTAGCGTGCTCCATAGCCATGTCTAGTTCTTGAGTTATTTGCTCCGTTTCTTCTTGGTGTATATTTACTATTTGCTCGTCAAGTTCTTCGTTAAAAGTCTTAGACGGTGTAGGAGTAGTAATAGTATTAACAAAGTTTACTTCTATCCTGAAGCCCTCATGGTCAGGCTGAAATAATAACTCTGGATGTATAGAATTATCTTCCCCTAATAGAGCCTTTCCCATAACTAGTTTTTTCTTGAGTCTAGAGATAATAACATTAAATTGTTTTTCCTCTATCTTTAACTCTTCCCTAATTTCCTTGCGCATATCAGTAGACAGTATAAACTTACCTCGTTTATCTTGAGGTAATGCTTGATACTCATGGTCTAATCTTATGAGCTCTGCTAGAACATTACGTTCTTGAGGCGTAATGTTTAGCATAAAGTTCATAAAAGCTAATAACTGCCTATAGATTTTACTCGGATTCGTAGGAAGGGATATTATCTTTTTTTGTTTCATCTATAATTAGTTTCTGAATGTTTTCATCACTTGCTAAAAACTTAGCTACTTCATACCAAGAGATTAGCGCTCCCTGTGCTAGATTAGCAATAACGTCAACTATCACATGGTATTCCATGTTCTTAGCGTCAATGTTATTTGGGCGTTGGTATTTAAATTGTTGAATAGTTCTTTCTGCGTATCCTGCTTCCTTAACAATAATATCTACTATCCACCCTTTAAAATCTTCTTCTTCTACTGGGTAAGAATTATATTTAAACTGTAGACCGTGGGCTATACTTTTATCTGTTGCTTGTATAAAACTAGTAGATAATATTTCTTTAGCCACTTTTAATTTCTCTGTTGTTCCCATGTTTTTATTTTACTTTGATTTGTAGTTTATAAAGAGCATTGGCTAGAAAAAAATAATAGAATGTAATTTTTCTATTGTGCTGTCTGCAATAGTATTCATAATCTTTTTCTAGCCTTTTCTCCCTCTTAAATAATGACTCTAAACTAGAGTCTATAAATTCTCCTATTATAACCTCAGTAGCCTTCAAAAAGCAAATTAGTTAATTTGTACTTTCCTCTATGTACTGGTATTAGTATTTCGCGATCTCTTAGAGATTTAATAATTTTTTCTAATGCTGGTGCGCTAATAGATAGTTTATTGCAGATTTGTTCTTTGTTTATTCTATCTGCGTACCAAGTGTTGTTAATTAAATCCATTTGAAATAATATATGATACAATGCATGAAAGCTTGTATCGTTGGATTTCAACAATATACTGTCTTTTACATCTAGATATACTAATACCATAATGTCAAAGATATAAGAAATTTATGATAAGAGAGAAAATTTTTTAAAATATTATAGAATTTTTATAAAAAGGGTCTAAATACTTCAAACACTTCTTTGTCTATAGTTTTACGTTTACGTGCTAAAAATGGATTCATCATATAGATTACTCTAACTTCTCCTGAGATTCTACCTTTGATCTGATATAGCACTCCTTCCTTGATTAACTTCTGGAGGAGTTTAATGAATGTACTCTTAGAAGAGTATCCTAAGAATCTTTGTAAGCTTTCGTTGCTATGGGGCTGTGGGCCGTTGTAAATAATATTAAGTGGAGTTTTAAGATCTGTAGCCATCATTAAAATATTATTCATTTCTGTACGTGATAATGCTTCTGATAAATAATTTACGGTTTTACAATCTAACACTACATAATCATCAGATGTAATTACAACGTAATTACCTTCTTCTGTAACTGTTACTACCATCTTGTCTCTCTTAAGTTCTGATGTAAGTAACTCTCCTGTGTCAGAGTTTACATACTTAGTCACATCTAGATTAACTTTCTTACTCTCTCTTGGTTTAATAACTTTATTGCCCATAATTATGATTTTTTGTAAATATACGAATAGTATTTTACTATACAAAACTTATCATAAAATTGCTCCAGGTGTCATTTTTAACACCTGTGGGGCTTCTGAGGTGTTATTTTTAACACCTGGGTAAAACCTCTACAACGTAGAAGCAGTAAGGGATATAGAAGGTTTTTTGCGTTTTCACGCTTATTTATTATTTGGGATCCTTTTTTCTATATATAAACTAGTATGAAAAAACTACACCCCCTAGATATATAAAACTCTGAAATATACCCCCCCCCTCTGAATGCTGGAGTGCTGTGCGGTGTCAAAGATGGTTACTACCTGACACACACAACCCCTACTAAATTTTAGCGGGGACAGTACCCCCGTCATGTTTAACCCTTAAAAACAAGTATCATGAAAGTAATAACAATTAAAGAATTCGCACAGGAAAACAATATCGTCAACTACGTAAAAACTGTGCGCACTAACACTAACGGCTACTGCTACGTAACATTCGTCAACGAAGCTAACGAAGCAACCAATGTATATCTCTCTCGCAAGTTGGGGGAGGAAATATCCGAAGGAGATAGCGTAGTCGAAATGTTTAAGACACACGAATGCGCTGTGTTTGAGGTAGTTAACGCTGATGGCGAGACACGAATTAAGCTTGGTAGTCGTAGCGAATCACTACGCGGTAACATCGAAGACCTGTTCTAACGAGCAGGCTTCGTTGCCTTTTAATTAAATATAGCTCAATAACTAAATATAATAACCATGTCAATAATAATCTGTTTATCACTCGCAATAACAACAATCGCACTTAAGTATTGGTTGCTAATAAAACTATAAGGGAAGTAACATTCCCTTTTAGTTATTATCATTTAATATAAATCCTTGTTATAAAGATATTCTACACAGATGCGCTCATACTGTCACTGTTTATCCAACTGACAAACAATACAAACCCTTATGAAAAAAATGTTACCATTCTACTTCGTGTACGTAACAGCACTCGGAGTATTCTCAGGACTATTAATGTCTATGGGAACAAACATTATGCAGGCTATCTGTGTAATGATACTATTCTGGTCTTTAATGTTAATGCCTATGCTTAACGTTAAAGACTAATAATAGTCAATCTTTTAAAGATTAATAAGTTATAGTATGGGTATTCCCTACTAACACATCTAGCGGACTATAACTTATATAGCTTAATCAATAAATAAATCATAAACACATGAGTAAACTAATCATGTTGCTAGTTACAGCAACAATTGCTTTTACAAGCATCGCAAGTAGTAATGATCCAGGAGGATATAACTACAAAAAACATTACCGTAAACAAAAGATGAGTAGAAACCTTGATCGTTTGTTTAACCGCAACAAATGTTACGGAAAATCTTATCATAACATAAGATAATAGATCTTATAGATCTGAAAAGAGCTGTTGTATGACAGCTCTTTATTCTTTATATTTACCTTAAAACATAAAGACATGGATAATAATCCTTTTGAAGACAATAACTTTTTTGTTTATCAGACTACTGTAGAAATAGAAGATGGTGTAATACTAGTAGTTATTACAGATGGCCCAGTTGATAGCGAGGACATCATTCAAGACTATGTGTACCAACGTCACTATGATGCACAGCCTGATAAAAGTAAATATCGCACAGTAAATCTTTCTAAAGATTTTGAGCGTATTTACGAACTAGCAAATCCTGTACATATGAAGCTTACAATGAAAGCTATCGATTATACAGCTTGCTATAGTTAGAGTATATATACTCTGGGTTGGTTAACATTTAACCTACTACAGCTCTTGGGTCTAGTATCCAAGAGCTTTTTCTTATTAAAGTTTTAAGGGTGAAGCACCAAGAAATGTAGAGATACAAAGTATTGGTGCTTTTTTATTCTTATCAAAATACTAGTCAGGTGGCTGAAAGAATAAAGCGCATCTGTTATCACAGCATACATTGAATAATGTATGCGAGGTCGGGAGATCAACTTGTTGTTGATCGTAACCTTGGAAACCCGAGATGGCACAAAGTACACGTTGCAGGTTAAAGTCCTGTCCTGACTACTAATTAGTTCTTTTTTTATAGGCAATGATTGTTAGCATCGTCAAAAAAATACGATCAAATTGCAAATTATATCTATAAGCTCGAATAGATATGATAGACTTTACAAGTCTGAACTCCAAGAGCAAAACAAACATTTATTTATTTATCTATTTAAAATTTATTATTATGAAAACTATCGTTTTAGAATCAGCAAAAGGAGTAAAAGGAGGAAAAGTTCAATTGGCATTTTCTCAAGTAATAGAAACTGGTAAAGCACCATCAAGCATTTTAGGTTTACTAAATGCATCTGATGAGCGTTTTAACCAATCTAAACCTCGTATGGCTTGGTTAACTGCACAGCCAGAAGATGTTAAGAAGGTATTTAACCTTGATCTTAACCTTGCAGAAGGTGAAGAACTTGAAATCAACATGGTAGATCCTCGTATGGCAGGTGATAATCGTGCGTTGAACATTCAAATTACTGAGACAACAGAAGGTACTGAGTATGATGTAGCTAACTTTGAAACTCGTGCTAAACGAGCAGGAAAAGACGGTGACTTCATCATGAAAGATGGTAAGTATATTTATGTTCGCACTACAGTTGTAGCTGGCGAAGCTAAACACTTAATCTTTGATGAAACAACTCGTGTATCTGCAAATCCAACAACATCATCTTTGATTTCTGATGCATTAGGAGAATAATCTCCGTTAAACTAAATAGAGGGGTAGTCTTTGGGCTACCCTTCTTTTTTTAAAATCTTTAGCCGTATGAATAATATTAAAACACGTCGTAGAGTAACTCTAGATGAACTAGGATTATATCTGCGCACTATAGAATTAGATTATAAACCACAAGATAATCAAGAGAGAGCTGATTTAATCTCGCAATTCTTTAATGTCTTGTGTTATAAAGAAGATGTTGATCACTATGAGCAGTTATCTCATAGACATCAAGAATATCTTCAACAAGATTGGGAATTAGAATCTCGTAGAGAAGAGTATTTTAAGTCTTTAAATACTATTAACCCTTTTAATTAAAAATCATTATGAAATATGCATTATTAACATTGTTAGTATTACTGTTTAACTCACAAAAAGCACACTCGCAATGGAAACTTAAAAAAATAGACACTAGAGATCTATTGTTTAATGTAGTATCTGTTAAATCACACGGGCTCACACTTAAACTTAAAATCATGGACACTAGTACTATCATGTATCTTAAAGGAAACTATTTTAGTGATGAGAATCCTTTTATAACACTAGAACTCTTTACAAATGAAGGTGTTAAATACCATAACTTTAAGAATTCTAAAAGATACTATGATGATATAGTTATACTAACTCATGATCTAAAGAACACTAAAGTTCTTAAAGATTTAAAGAAAGCATTTGCTATTAGAGTAACTATACAAGATAATACTTTAGGAACTCAATCTGTTTGTTTAAATACAGAGAATTATTTAAATTTATCGAATAACTTTAGTCACGAATAGGTAAGCTCTTATTAGGAGGATAAACTAATCAGTTGTTTTAAAAAGGCATATAGGTAAGTTCTAGCGGGAGAAGAGTGTCCCGCTTCTTTATTTATTAACTAATCATTTATTTTATGGAACCGTTTAGAAATATGCTTATGATATTCATAGGCGCATCAATGAGTGTACTGCTTATGTCTGTAAGTATCGACACAAAACCTAAAGAAATAGTAAAGGTTAAAACTAAAGTGATAGAGGTGCAACCACAAGAGATTAAATTCTCTGAAGCTAATCTTCTTAAATTATTACAAGAGCTAAATATTAAAAACTACAGAATTATTTATGCTCAAGCAGTCTTAGAGACTGGACACTTTAGATCTAGATCTTTTACTCAAGGGAATAATTTATTCGGAATGAAAGTAGCTAAGTCTAGACCTACTACTAATTCTGGAGAGTATTTAGGACACGCAAAGTATAATTCTTGGCAAGAAAGTGTATATGACTATGCTTTGTATTACTCTAAATATCTTTCTAAGTTTAAAACTGAAGAAAGTTATTTTAACTATCTAAAGCAACACTATGCTGAAGACCCAAACTACATTAATAAACTTAAAAAAATCATGAACTAATGGAAAAGACAGGAACTTATAAACTATCTGTAAAGAAAGCAGGTACAAAGAAAGCTGAAGAATTATTTAGAGGTAATTACTGGGCGTGTATGACGTATTATCATCGTCAAACTCCTTGGAGTTTTATGTTACATCATAAATTTATAGATGATGTTTATACTATAACAAAGGTAAAAACCACTACTACTAAAAAACAAAAAGAGTCCCTAGTAAAATAGGGACTTTTTATTTTAAATCAGAATAAGATGAATTGTATAAAATGTGGTAAACCAGCAGATAAAATATACTCACCTGACTTAGATGTCAAGGGTATAGGTATGTGCAATAGACATGAAGAAGAAATTAAAATAGATCTTTTAATTGCACAGTTTCAAGAAAATGGTTGGGAAAAGTTTAAAAAGAAATATTTAAAATCTAAAGAAAATGAGAAAATTTAGTAAAAAAGAATTAGAATATTTTAGTCAAGGAGATCCTTTATATCCTGATGATAAAAATAAAGTTAATTCTCTTTATGCAGAAAAAGAAGAATATTTAAGATCTATAGGCGCTACTGATGAAGATATAGAAGAAGGAGATGACTTATGTCCTGAAGAGTTGTGGTTTTATGCTTGTGATATAGTCGCTTTGTTAGCTGAAGAACTTTTAAAAGAAAGAGAAAGAAAGTATGATAAGTTAATGGGACCTATAGAAGATATAGAAAGAGAACTTAAATATTTAAAAGAAGCAATAAAATCTAATTTGGAATAAGTATGCTAGAGAAAGTAACTAGAAAAACGTTTACTATTAGAGAATCTGGTAGATCTAGTGATTATATTACTCCATCGTTTGGTTATGGTTGTTTGCTACAATGTGGATATTGCTATATGAAACGACATAAACCTGAAGGTTTATCTGTTGCTAAGAATATAGGGGATATCTTAACTAGTATAAATAACCATGCATATTTCTATGCAGATGTAGAAAAACCTAATCAAACAGATGAGAAATACATCACCTATGACATAGCTTGTAACGAAGATTTTGCTTTGCATTCTAAATACTATCCTTGGCAGGATATATTTACATTCTTTAGGGATCACCCTGTAGCAAAAGCAACTCTTGCAACTAAGATTGTACCTATTAACTTTTTAGAATTTGATCCAAAATACAAGGTTCGTATAAGATTTAGTCTTATGCCTCAAAGAATCTCTGATATTTTAGAGCCAAATACTAGTAAGATAATAGATAGAATCAAAGCTATTGATGCTTTTATAGAATCAGGATACGATGTTCATGTGAACTATTCACCCGTGGTTATCTATGAAGGCTGGCAGGAAGATTATAAAGAACTTTTTGAGATGATGAATAACTATGTGGACTACAAAGAATTAGTAAAAGCAGAGGTGATTTTTCTTACTCACAATGAAAGTAAGCATCTTTATAATCTAGAAAAAAATATTCCTGGAGAAGAATTACTATGGACTCCTGAAATTCAAGAAAGTAAAATATCTCAGTATGGTGGTAGAAATGTTAGATACAAACATCATCTTAAAGCTGAGTATATTAAGGAATTTCGAGAAATTCATCGTAACTTAATCGACTGGAACATAATAAGATATATATTCTAAACTTATTAATTATGAGAAAAATACCTGAATTTTGGCAAGGAGTATTATTAGGCTTTCCTCTAGGAGTTATGTTCTTTGCGCTTGTAATAGTAGTATTTATGGAGTTTATACTAAATGTATGAGAGTATTTAACACCATATTATTATTTATACAATTAATACTTATATTAATAATTGTGAATTTATTATTTAAAAACTTAGATTAAAAATTATGAAAGTAGAACTAATTATGAACGGAGCTGTAAAAGTTGTTATGGTTCCAGAGAACGAGCTAGAAAAAATAGCTTTAAATTTGCTGAGTAAGTGTGAGTTACAAAGCACTGAGATAAACTCACAAATACAAATATTAGATAAAATAGTACATGACGGTTTAATAATTCAAAGTAAAAAACAACAAGATGGCAAAGTATAAAATAGTTGCTGAAGATCCAGAGAAAAACATAGTGTCTGGTTTTAGAATAATGGTAAAGAAAAATTGGTACACCCGATGGAAATATGTTAGAAGAACTAATGATCCTTCTGCTCATGCATGGTGGTCTACAAAACGTGGAGCTCAAGCATATATTAATTTCCTGCCTAAAGACAAAAAATAACTATGAGACATATCTACAAACAAGGCATAAATTCAATAAGAATAATGCTTAGATATAAAAAACTCAATAGTAAACTTCGTCATAGAGCTTATAAAGTTTATATAAACAACGAAGACGGTAACTAATCAATGATTTATTTAGTAACAAATCAACAGGCTATGTTTAGTCCTGTAGGGTATTCTATGGCTACTGTCGAAGAGTCTTTAGAATACCTGGAACAATTAGAAATTATAGGTTTCGATACAGAAACAAGAGGTTTGGATCCTTTTACAAAGGAGTTACTTTCTATGCAGCTAGGTGATCAAGAGAAACAGTACGTTGTAGACTGTCAGTCTGTAGATCCTAAGTTATATAAGAAAGTATTGGAGAGTAAGATGCTAATAATGCACAATGCAAAGTTTGATCTTAGATTTCTGTATTACTATAACATTGTTCCTACACAAATATTTGATAGCTTTTTAGTAGAAAGAATCTTGACAACAGGTATAGACACAGCTAGAAGATCTCTAGACGCAGTAGTATATAAATACTGTAAGATAGAGCTCGATAAATCTGTGCGTGGAAATATCCATCGTGAAGGTCTTTCTACTAGAGTTATTAAATATGCTGCTGATGATGTTAAGTATCTTCATCAAGTAAAACGTAAGCAAGAAGTTGCACTACAAGAAAAGAACCTGCATAAAACTGCAAGTTTAGACAATCAATTTGTATGTGTGTTGGCTTATATAGAATTCTGCGGTATGTATATGAATCCTGAAGACTGGCGCAATAAATGCGACGATGATCTCAAAGATTTAAACACTGTAAAGTTATTACTTGATGAGTTTATACTAAACAATCAAAGCACTTATCCTCAATATATTGATAATCAATTATCTCTATTTGACGATGGTATAAAATGTAAGTTAAATTGGGCTTCTTCTAAGCAAGTAATTCCGTTTATGCAAAGTCTTGGTGTAGATACCTTGACTAAAGATAAAGAGACGGGACTAATGAAGCATTCTGTAGACAAGAAAGTACTTGGCCCACAGAAGAAGAAACATCCTATTATCTCTACTTACATAGAATATACTGAGCATCAAAAGGTAGTTAGTACCTATGGAGAAAATTGGTTTGATTATATTAATCCTGTGACGGGTAGAATACATAGTAATTATACCCAAATAATGAACACAGGCAGACTATCTAGTGGCCAAAAGGGTAAACCTAAGCAAGGTATCCCTCAAATGCCTAATATGCAAAATATTCCTTCCGATAATCGTACTAGAGGATGCTTCCAAGCAGAGCCTGGCAACTTACTAATAGTAAGCGATTACTCTGGGCAAGAGCAAATTGTACTTGCAAATAAATCTATGGACAAAGATTTGATTTATTTCTATCAACAAGGTCTCGGGGATATGCATTCATTTGTGGCGTCTAAGATTTTCCCTGAGTTAAGTTCTTTAACTCTTGATGAGATTAAAGATAAACATAAGGATAAAAGACAGATTGCAAAGGGTGCAGGTTTTGCTATTAACTATGGCGGTACGGGTATAACTATTTCTCAAAATCTTAGTTTGTCTATACAGGAAGGTGAAGAAGTTTACAAAGAATACTTCAAAGCTTTTCCTGGATTAGCAAATTATTTTAAAACTGAGAAAGCTAGAGCACTTAAGTTAGGATACATACAGTTTAATAATATTAGCAGAAGAAAATGTTTCATTCCTTTCTTTGAAGACTATGAAAGACTGCACAAAGAAATATATGAAACAGACGGGTTTTGGGAGGATTATAAGTTGGAAAAGTCAAAAAATTCTAGTATTTTTATAAACCATTTCAAGCCAAAAGTTCGAGAATATTTCATGAAAAAAGGTGACATCGAAAGAATGTCTCTTAATTATCCTATCCAAGGTACTTCTGCGGATATTACCAAACTTGCTGGCATTTATTTTTTCAAATATCTAGTAGAGAATAACTTAGTATTTAAAGTCAAACTGCCTAATGTTGTCCATGACGAGTGGATAGTAGAAGCACCTGAAGATATGGCTAAGAATATTAGTAAAGTTCTACAAGAGTGTATGGAAAGAGCGGGTGATGTATTTTGTAAAACAATTAAACTTAGGGCAGAGCCCTGTATAACGCGATTTTGGAAACATTAAATGGAAAAGAGAAAAAGAGGAGGTAAAACTCAAGTGGGTAATCTTGATATATCTGAAAGAATAGAAAAACTAAAGAAAGAGATAGAAAAATTAGAATCTATATTATATCTACAAGAATACTTTGCTAAGATTAAAAGTTATCGGGGTATATATATGGTAGAGATGCGTAGATATTTTTCTGTAAAACTAGAACAAGAAGGTTTTTCTATATCCGAGATAGGAAGAATTATTGGTAAGCATCACTCTAGTGTTATCCATATGTTGAAAGAAAATTTTAACGATGATGTAACAGAAGTAGTCAATGCTAATGCTGATAAGTGGGTTGCAGAAGGACTTTATCCTAAAAGTTATGCCACATCTGATGTGTCTTATTTACATCCAAAAGGAACAAGAACAGTTGTTAAATACAAATTAGTACAATTATGAGTATAGATAGAACATCTAGACAAATTGAGGGTTTAAGGCGCTGGAGAGCTAGTAATTTTTGTGGTATTGCTGAATATCCTACAGGATTCGGTAAGACTTACACAGCAATTATGGCTATCAAAGGTATGGTAACAAAGGTAGGACTAGAAAGTTGCCTTGTTATTGTGCC